TCACCGCGTCAATGCGGGATGTCTTTGCTGGTGGCATCTTGAGTCCTGACGAAAAAAAGCTGGGGAGCCCCAATTAAGGGAACTCCCCAGCTATGGGAGAGAGAGAGAGCGGTTGCGTTAGAACGCGAGGGTCGGGGCAGCGGCGATGTTGTTCAGTTCGACAACACCTTCGGGGCGAAGCTCACCGTGGCCCATCTGGTAGCCAGCGACCAGGAGGTCACCGCGTAGCTCGATCTTCCGCTCGGTTTCGAGCGAGATCTCGGAGCCGATCGCGGACGCGACAGCACCACCCCAGAATGCAAGCGCAACAGGCGCATTCGTACCGGAAAGGTCTTCCTGGTACTCGTTGCCTTCTGATCCTGCCGTGGAGCCGTCGATCTTGTGATCAACGCCGTCGTAGTCGTCGGTCGGGAAGTTGTTCGTCTCGATCAACTGGAAGCCGTGGAGCATCCCGACGAAGCCTTCCTTGATCGATCCGTTGGGCGGGTTGAAGTCGGCGTTGATCGCCTCGCGGCCAGCGGTGGAGTTGATGAGCTTCTCCATCGTCGCCGGGGTGATGAGACCGTAGAACGCGCCGTCCTGGGGAATGTTCTTCTCCATCAGGACACGGCGTGCATAGGCGAACCCGTCCACGATTTCGGAAGCGGTCTCGTCAGCGCCGCCATCTCCGGTCACGTCGTAGAACTCGCCTTGCGGGGCTGCGGTGTACGACTGCGCTTGCCGCCTGCGGGCAGCACGGCACAGCACGCGGATGACGTTCTTGTCCGCCTCGACTGCGAGGGCGTGGGCCATCTCCTTGGTGTACTCCTGGCGAGCATCCCAGTACGCGATCATCTCTTCCACCTTGTCAACGACAACGGCGGTGAGACGCTCACGGTCCAAGAAGATCGACTTGTCGCCCTGGGCGATGGTCTGGAGCCAGCTGCTGTCAACGAGGATGTTGTCCCCAGCGCGGTGGTACTTGGTGGACAAGCCGCCGAGTGCCGGGAAGAGAGCGGCCTTCGCGCCAGCAGCGACGGTCTTCACGCGGTGGAGTGCGCGAGTCTTGAACTGCTCTTTGAACTCAGCGATGACTTCGCCACCGAACTGCTTCAGGGCGAGAGCGGAGCGGAGAGTCGCAGCGGCTGAGTCAGCTGACGACGGGTTCTGAGGAATGGGGTTGAGAGCCATGTTACTGGCCTCCTGATTACTTGGTGTTGCGTGTGTGTGTTAAGGAGACCTGGGGTCTCACTGGTTTGTTGCGACTGTTCACGTTCCAGGTTGTCCGCCGTAGCGGGCCAAGGTGTTACTGGTCGAAACGAATCTGGGTTAGAAGTACGAAGCAGCGAGTCGCTTCTGTACGGATTGGCGGAACTGTTCGCTCCGCTTGTACTCGGGCTTCGAGATGTCCTCGATGAAGTCGTTGTAGCTGACGTACCCGTTGTTCCCCGAACCGACACCGTCGCCTGACAGCGTGCGCTGTGGCTTTACCGATGAGTTCTGGCGGAACCTTGCGTTCAGGCCTTTGACGGCTTCGGTGGCTGCGACTTCGTTGCCGCTGTTGACGGCTTCGTTGAACGTCGTGGTCTCGGACTCATTGAGTTGAGTCGAGGCCCACTCGATCATCTGCGAGTAACCGTCCTTGCCACCCGCGACTGTCATCAGTCTGTCCTGCATCTGCGAAGCCAGCGCGAACTGACCAGCCATGAACTGGTTGATCATGGCGTCGGACACGCCGGGGATGTCCGCTTTGACTTTCGCGATAGCTTCGTCCGAGAGCTTCCCAGACTCTACGTCGTAGCTGTCTGAGAACTGCTCGAAGTAGTCGTCTGGCTTCTCTGTCGGCTCTCCCGTTCCCTCTGTCGTGGGTTCCGCTGGTACGCTCTCTTCTTGAGTGCCCTGGTCCTCGGTGCTGCCACCTCTTGTCTTCTCCAGTTCGAGGTAGCTACTCAACAACGCTTCCTGGTTGAGCGAGCCGTCCTCCTGCCGGAACTTCTCGGGCACGTCTGGTTGCGTGGGAGCTTCGGCATCAGGCTCGGGCTTCGCGGTCGGGTCGTTGCTCAGTGCTTCCGTTGAGGGCTTGATGTCCATCAGTGTCTCCGAGGATCTCGTTGACGATCCTCATCGCTTCCTTTGGGTTGTCTTTGACGAAGGAGCCAAGGGCTTGCTCAAGAACTCGCACTTGAGACTCTTCGAGGTCGAGTCCGTACATGTCAGATATGGCGTGCAAGACCTCGTGCAGCAACGTCAGGGCTCGTGCTGCGCCCTTCAGTGATTGGTTCAGGAGGATTTCGGCGTCAAGCCAATCCCACCTCCCCATGTCACCAGACTCGTCGTCCGCAGGCATAGGTTTCACATGCACATGTTGGGCACCCAGCCGGATCACTGCTGATCCCCCTGGGCAGCGGCGTTGTTGATGACTGGAGCGGTGCCCTGTTGCACCAGGGATTGAGCGGCTTGCATCATCTGGGCTTGCTGCTGCTCTTGGGCGATCTGCTCTTCGCTCTTGATGAGTCCCTCGATGCGGACGCCAGCGTTGGCGAACAGGAAGTCCACCAGAGGGCCGAGGTTCGTTACGGCGGCTACTTGGTCCGGGCCGATGACACCCTGCATGACCCGGAAGACTGAGCGCACTCGCTCCAGTTCTTGGAATCTCCCCAGCGCATCAACCCCAGTGACGATGGTCGGGTGGATGTGGTCCTTCAGCTTGCCCTCGAACTTCGGGAGTCGCCCTTCGCTCTGTAGACGGGAGAGGAGGCGTTTGATCAGGGGAAGCTGGAACTCCTGTGCGAGGATCGAGTACACGCCACCGAGTGCCGCTTCGAGATCCTGGGCGACGAAGCTGATCTCGCCCATTGTGACGCGCTCGGCCTGCCGGGTAGCACTGCGGTTCAGAAGGAACGCATCCTCCAGCCGCTGAGCGATGACAGACTTCTCTTGCATCACGACCTGGAAGTCGTGGAACTTCTGTACCTGGGCGAAGCTGATGTCGTCGGCGTCTCCATAGACCCAGTCACCGTTCTCAGCCTCGTTCATGTCGTGGGGGTCGGTCGTCCCATTGGGGGAGACGAGGCCGACAAGGCGTGCCATAGCAAGCGCACCGTCAACCGTGGCGCGGCTCAGGCGTTCGATGGCTGAGAGGTCACCGAAGTATTCCTCGATGAGTCCACGACCGTAGTCCTCACCAGCGACCTTCGTCCAGCGTAGGACGTGGAACGGGGTCTCGTCTTTGAGGTACTCGCCCTCACTGCCGGGTACGAGGGTTCCGTTGATCTCTTGGTGGACGTAGTACTTCCCGTCGCGGAGTACCACCTTGGTGAACACTTCGACAGTCTCTGTGTCCAGCGCCGCGCCAGCCCCGTACTGCTCCTGCGTCTGGAGGGCGAGTTCGCGCACGTCGTCAGGTAGAGCGTGCGGGCTTAGTTCCTCGCGGAGGACGAAGCACAATACGTTGCCACGAGGGTCACGCTTGCAGACGTACATGGAGAGTGGGTAGAACTCCAGGCCACCCTCGTCTGGAAGGAACATGCACACGTTGCCCGCGCAGACCAGATGCTTGAGTATCTCCGCACCAGACACACGCAGGCCCTGGTGTTCGACCTCCGCTTGAACCTCTTGTTCCATACCAGCGAAGACTCGATCCACGTCAGCGCGGAGTTCGATGGAATCCGGGTCTTCCCCGGCCAAAAGCTCACGAGCCACGCTGTCGGGTACGAGGCGGAACATCTGAGCGGACGGGGGAAGGAGTGTGAGCAGGAGCTTGGACGACAGGTGGTTGAGTCCACGAGCGCCGAGGCTTTGCTCAGGGTCTGCGAAGTCCCGAACTGCTGTGTGACCGTCTGGAGGCACCAGAGAAGGTATGGTCAACGCCGACGCACGCCGCGCTCTACGCAAGAAAGCGTCTCGCTTGCCGCGCATAGAGTCGTAGATCTGCTTCGCGGTCTTTGCGTCGTAGTAGTTCATGGGTGTGATCTCAGTAGGTCAGTCCTGTTCCTGACACTGGCACATTGACCGGGCTTTTCGGGATCGCGAGGTTCGGTTGCAATGCGCCCTTCCTCCTCCGCTTCCGTTGCGTTGTCCCTGAGCGGGCGGCTTTTGCAGTCGGCGCTGGCGCCGGGGGTGGCGGGGGTGGCGGTGGCGGGAGCGCGGGCATTTTCGGGCTGTTCATGAAGCACATCTACTTGTGACCCTCTCTTCGCTGCTGTTGGTCGTGTTTGCGCCTGAGGAAGCGAACGACGTTGCGCTGGCCTGCTTCAAAATCGAGGCGACGAACGCCTGTCGCCCATGGTTTCGGCTCGTCCCGGTGGCGATACAGTTCTTCCAACTCTCTGATCAGTGCTTCCGGCACCCTGGGGAAAGGTTTCAATGACACCTACTTAATTCCAAAAAGTGTTATGGGGTAAGCACTTACGATCGAAGTGCTTACCCCTGGTTCAACTGCTGCCGACCGAGATCACAACCTCGGCCCGTGTCTCGACCCAACATCTCGCACCGCAGGACAGTGGTCTCTCTCTGAAGACGACTTCGGATGGCCCATTCGTAATGACGTGGTGGCCCCACAAGACGCCGTGTGAAGTCTGGATAGAGAAGACCGGACGGTCGCCTGAGTCCTTGGCGTTAGCCCTGAGGTTGGGCTGGTTGACATGAATCCGCTTGAGGCGACCGGGCTTGAGCTTCAGCAGCACAGGTCACTACGGTTCATGTCCACGTCAAGCTGCCACTCCCGTTGGATGCGACCAGCGTGGCGTGCGCCCTTGCGCCTCAAGCGGGCGAGGTCGCCATCGTTCGAGACTACGCGGTCCCACTTCCAGTCTTGAAGCGCACACTCACTGATGTGGGTGTCGTCCGGTGACCCTGGTCGTTTCAAGTGAAGGAGTTCACCCCCATGGTCCTGAATGAGACGAGCCTCGTTCTCGAAGCGGACATCAGGGATGATGACAAATTTGGTGTATCCCCAATCCACCATGAAGGGGACCCAAGCCCACACGTCAACGTGAAAGGACTCCCTCATTGTCACGCCGACGTGCTGGAGGACTGACCTCGCGCTGAGGAATGTGTTGTCGTCGGGCGGCATGCCGATGTCGCGGGGAGTGACCCTGGTGAGGGTGTTCTTCTGCTCGTCAGTCCCCCAGCACTGTTCCCTGGTGAGACCGTACACCTCCATGCAGTAGTGCTTGAGCGGAGTCGCGAACGAGCAGATCACCGAATCGGGAAGGTACTCACACAACACATTCGCGAATGTGTCCTTGCCACTCTGCTTGCGAAACCCGATGCCGATGAACTTCACCTCAGTCTTGGTGGGCTCCATACCATCTCTCCCTTCTTCCAGTCCCAGTCGCCATGGCGACAGATCCGCGCCATCCTCGCGTTGAGGATCGCCTGCTCTTCCGCATCCACGTCACCCTTCCACTTCGCCTTCGAGTACTCCTTGTTGAACGCCCCCATGGCTGCTGCCCACATAGCACCCGCGTCACCCTTCAGTGGGTCGAGGAGCTTCGCGGCACCGACTGGACCGACGCCAGGGCAGCCTGGGTAACCGTCCGTCACATCTCCCATCAAGGTCTGCAACATGTGCCAGTGGTCGGCGTCGTCCACAGTCACCGTCTGGACCTCAGTCATCTTGTCCGGGTTGAAGAGCAACCCAGGAACGCCGCGCATGTCCTTGTCGATGGAGACAATGCAGGTGTCCCTGCCGTTGGACATGAGACCCATGAGGTCGTCAGCCTCAAGACCCTCGGTCAACGAGCATGTGTAGCTCTCTCTCAGCCTCTCAAGCAGTGCGTTCATCGCGAGCGGCTTCCGTTTCCCCTTGCGATTCAGCTTGTAGTTCGGGTTCTCTTCCTTCCGCCAGTTCCTCGTCCCCGTGAGGCAGAGGGTCATGTCCGTAGCTTCACCAGGGAAGGTGTCGCGTAGCTCCTCAAGGTCTGACTCAAGCTGCTGCCAACCTTGGCGTGCGTCAGCGACCAGGGAGTACATGTCGTCACCCCAGTCATGTGAACGCTCGCAGCCGACTGCTGCTCGGTAGACGTAGATGTCCCCGTCAACGATTAGGTGCATGGTCCTGTCTCTCTCCTCTTGATTCGTGAAAGCACTGCAAGGAGCGTCCCTCTTTCACTTGGCCTAACGTGTCGCAACTGAAGCACGATCTCGCACTGCTCTCGCTTCTCGTGTAGGTACTCTCGCAGTGCGAGCAACGCTGTGACCGCTCCCTCCCCGTACACCTCCCACGCCCAAGCGATGCGCTGCCCTGGCTTGCGGCGTCCGCTTCGGTAGATGCGCCCACCGAATCTGGCCTGGAGAAGTCCGAGTGCTGGGTAGTAGGTGTTGCTGCACTGGATGCGAGGAGTGCCTCGGTGAAACCTGAAGCACCCCTCGCCGTCAAGGAAGCCCGCCAAGTACGCCAGGGTCAGTGAGTCTCTGCCCACGTCTTCCCGATCTTGTACTCGCCGTCGAGGGGGCAGCGGAACTTGAAGTCTCTGCCAGCCTTCTTGATCGAGGTGACCATAGTCTCCCCGACATCGTCACCGTACCGCTCACGAGCCTCAATCTGGAACTCGTCGTGGACGTGGGCAACGTGGCAGTAACCATGCGCGGTGGTTGAGGATGGGGGGCCGTCCCCTCTAACCAACCCACGCTTCCCTGCAACGAAGTCGAAGTTGACCGTGGCCTGCTTCATCAACACAGCCTCTGCCCCAGCCAGCAAGTAGTTAAGGACGACGTGGCTCGACGGGATTGGGATGCGCCGCCCGTCGAGGCCTCGTATTGCTGCGTTCTTCTTCCTCCTCCATCCGACGTACTGCCCTCCGCTGAAGCTCGCGATGTAGTCCTCCTTTGACACGTTGCGGCTCGACTCCCTGAAGTGTGGGTACGCGACTCGGTTGTTCAGATCCCACATGAGGTCGCCCAGCCCCTGGAGTCGGTTGAACATGTTCGAGATGAGGAGCTTCCCTGCGTCCGGGTCGCCGTCACCCAAATGGGTTGGCCCAGCACCGAACAAGAATGCGTACATCTTTGTCTTCGCCATTGAGCGCGTGTCCAACCCCATCGCCTCTTGGTTCTTGGAGTGCGGGTCGCCAGTCGTGACGACGTTGATGTACTCACCCGCGTCGTAGGGGGCGAGGTAGTGAGCAAGGTTCCTAAGCTGGAACCCGGCACCGTCTGCGCCGACCAGGACGTTGCCGTCTTCCACGGTGAAGAGCGAGCGGCACTCCAGTCCATACGGGGTGTGGGCTCGACCGCCGCCTGCCACACGACACGGCGTGTGACCACATGTGCCGCACACCCCAGGCACCTGGGCCATGTTAGGAGACACATGAGCGCAACGACCGTGTGGTGTGCCAGTGGCAATCACACCACCGTGGATGCGACCGTCGCCCTTGACCCTCTTCAGCCAAGCGTTGCGACCTTCTGCCAACATGCCCAGGCGCTTCTGGATCATGAAGTAGTGAGCGAGGTGCTGGGCTTCAGGGTAGTCGAGAGAGCGCAGTACCTCTTCGTTGACCTGGGGTGAGCCACCCTTGGTCGGGGTGGCGACCCACCCGTACTTCTCCTTCAGCGCAGCAGCGATCTGCTGGCGTGACCCAGGGTTGAAGTGAACCGTCTTGACCTTACGGATACGCTTCACCTTGGTGAAGTACTCGACCTCCTTGGGCGGGAACAGCTTAGTGAGTTCCTGTCGGAGTTTGGCCTGCTCTTGGAGCAGAACGCCGAGTAGTCCCTCAGCATTCTTGAGGTCGAAGCGGAACCCGCTCTTCTCCTGGTGGAACATGATCGCAGCGAAGTCGTGTTCCAGGTGTACCGCCCGTGAGTCCAGGTTGCAGGCCCGCAGGGCGTTGTACAAATGTACGTTGACCATGACATCTTGAAGGCAGTACTCACCCATGTCTGGTGTGTACTGTGACCAGTCCGTCGTTGAACTGAAGTTGCCCTTAAACTCACCAAGTCGGTGTCCCCATGCTTCGAGTGAGTGCCTGCCGATCAGTCGAGTCGGCAACGGTGCAGGGGGGACGGCGTCAGCGCCGTGTGTAGCGGCAAGAGCTTTCCATTGAGCGTGCCTCGCCATGTCCCGCGACTTCACGTCAGAGAAAGCGAGTTGGGCCATGAGCTTGGTGTCGAACAACTCACCATGCAGCTTGATGCCCGTCACCTTTTCAACCGCAGGCAGATCGAAGCTAAGGATGTTGTGCCCAGAGAGCAACGACGCCTTGCTCAAGTACGCGACACCCTCCGAGATCTCGTCCGGTTCAAACAGCTTGATGGCACCGCTGTCTAAGTCGTAGGCAGCGATGCAGTGGATGCGGTCGAGACTGTCCAGAAGACCGTTTGTTTCGATGTCGAATAGAACCCTCACTCCTCCTCCTCTTCCCATGGTTTTCCTCTGAGAACTTTGATGCCCCAGAGGAAGTCCTCAATGACCTCGTCGTCTTCACCGACTTTGATCGCCACCTTGCGGAACTCAAGAGCGACCCTTGACGCAGCCAACGCCCACAACTCGCACATCGCCGCGTCCGACGCAGGCCACTCAACCGCAGGCAACGCGACCGTTAGCTCAACTGCGTCCTCTCGGCAGTTGGCGCCTTCGATGGTCACGACACATTCCAGCCCCTGGTTGTTGTTGATGGGCCGTGGATCACGCATGTGTACGGTGATCATGTCTTCGGTAGCCGGTAGGAAGCGAAGGTCTTCCCTTCAACGTCAACCATCTTCGTCTCGACCTCGTACCCCTCTTTGCGAAGCTCGCGGATGCGAGACGCCAGTCGGGAACAGCCGAACCAGCAGAGAGCATCCATCTGGTTCAGCTTGTGGCCCTTCGAGAGCCACCGAATGATGCGTGCCTTTTGACTCAATGGCTTCGGTTTCAAATCAGAACTCCCTGTTGTTCTCGGTTGCCTTCTGAAACGTGTCAAACCCCATTGGGAGGAACGCCTCCCGAAGTCTCCCGGTGTCGCGGTCGTATCGATACGCGCACAGCGGACCTGTCCAACCCTTCGGTCGGTTCTTCAAGCAGCGGACCACCGCGAGACAAGGGTCGTCGCCCTGTTGGTCACGCTCGATTCCGAGAGCAACCCAGGAAAGGTGCCCGATGCCTCGCGACCCTCGCAGTTGGTTGAGGCGAGTGCGGGCACCCTCCTCGTGCGACTGGTTCTTGCCTGGGTCTTTCAGGTGCGAGACCAGGAGTAGTCCGATCCGCAGTTCGACGACGATCTTCTTCAGCTTCGTCATCAGGTTGTCGATGATGCGCCTTTCGTCCCCCTCTGTCTCTTCCGCTATCAGATGTGAGAGGTGGTCGAGTACGACGTAGCGACACCCTCGCGCGACAGCGAGGTATCTGACCTTGCTTACTATCCAGTCAGGCCCAGTCGAACGGCTGGCGTCCACAACGATGCAGTGGTCGTTAAGCCAACTCAACGCATCTCGGACGCCATCGGCATCAAGCGGTGCTTCAAGGTCGTGGACCTCACGGTTCAGACGCACGCCTGCCAGACCTAACGCAGTACGCTCTGGCTCTTCCTCCAGTGGGATGTAGCCAACGCACTCGCCTCGGTCCATCAGGTCGTATGCCATCTCGCGAACGAACTCGGTCTTGCCGACCCCCGACCCGGCGCACACCGTGACGATCG